TATTCATTATTTTACTATGAATAAAAATAGCGGCAACTCTGAAGAATCACCGCCAAAGGTCCTATTTTTCATGTACCCGAATTATAAACCCCATATTTTTTCTGACTAAGAAGCGTTTTTCTGTTCTTTATTTCCGATTTGCTTATTCTTAGCTTCTTGTTCTTCTTTGATTTCCGCAAGTTCTTCCTCGATTCTATCCGCGTTCCCGGCAAACATAATACCCTCGCGAGTTGACCAGATACCACCTCTGACTGCGGAGACGGCAGTAGAAACCTTATCGTCTACCGAATCAATCATATATGGTACAAGGTCTGTTTCTATATCAATCGTCTTGGAAGCCCTGCTGAATTCCGATGGATTGATTGCCCCTAAAGCGGAAACAATGAAATTCACACGCCTTTGCATAAACTCGCCTATTACCTCAGCATGATTCTCGACTGCCATATGTGCGCCCATAAACATAAAGCGGAAAGCAGTACCGGAAGCCTTGCCAACGCCTTTCAATGTCTCAAAAGAGATACGTGGAGTATTGGACATATCATAAGCCATATTGGTAAGAGTTTCAGCTTCAAATTTTATCGTATCTGGAACTTGCGACCACGTTAGATATTGAGCGTCTGCACCTTCCCCCGTAAGTTTAACCATCCTGTCCTTAGTCTTACCCATGAAACCCTCCACGTCACCGATAAGTTTCAATAAAGGGAAGAAATGGTAATCAATACAATCGGCATAGTTGGAAAGAAGCTTCTCCAACCGTACACGAAAAGTCTTAATCTTCTTGCAATATGCTTCAGGGCGGTAAGCGTAATCTACAGGAAGCTTTGGGAATCCATGAGCGAAAACGGTCCTTTCCTCGTACCCTTTAGATAAATCCCACTGATAAACCATCTTGTCTGTAATAGTCATAAAGCAGGTAATTTCCGAATCGTCCATGAGTTTTTTCTTATACTCACGGGAGAAAGCAATCATCTTACCTTCATCGTTGAAGAACGGAAAAAGCTTATCACCTCTGAATGGTGACCACAACACACTTTTCAGTTTCTTGGTAGGCTTAACCTTGCCCCCGAAAGTAGTCTTTACTTTCTTCCAGAACTTAGCCCAGAACGAATCATCATCGGTCGCATACCAATACTCGGCAACTTCCTGTTCGGATAACCAGGAACGAACAATCTTCTTGTTCTGATACTTGATTTTGTTGGACTTAAATACAGCTTTGACCGCATCCAAGAGTCTCTTTTCGTCATCATCCGCAGGAGTACAGTCTATAGACGGCTCAGTGCCTACTGTAAAAGCCGTTTGAATGTTTACGATGTCCTGCTCCAAGGGAATAGAGATACGGTTTACCGGTTCGGTTCTGTACTGTGCTTCGGTTTCATAGGCATTACCTGTCTTCTCATCGAAAACTTTCTCCGCTTCCTTTTCAAGAACCTTCCTGTCCGGGTACTTCTCTTTATCCACCATGATTTCATGGCGTTCCGGATTCCAATCATCCCACAACTTGCAGCGGTCGGGAAGCTCAGTTTTCCTACCTTTCTTCAGGTAGCTTATCTTCTGCCCAATATCGGGCAATACTAATATTTCTTCTAAACTCAATGGCATAGCTTATATTTTTAGTGTGTGAATATTCCAGTTAAATCTTTCGGCTTCTGAATCTTTCCCAGAAGCTCACCCAAAACATAATAACGGGCAGCATCTATCCCGTGGTTATCATGGTCTTCGGGTTCATTGATATACTTTCCATCCTTGTCCTTCGCCCACACATACTTTCGGAACTCGCTTTGCAAGTTATACGAATGCTTGGTTATGTATATCTCCATGTCCTGCATCTTATCGATGCCGGCATTGATAGAGCCTGCTCCTTTTTCCACCGCATATATCTTAATACCTCCGTTATGTATTTCTTGAATCAAACGAGGGTCTGCGCTATCGGCAATAACCTTCAATCCCCACGGTCGAAGCGTTTTGATAATGTCAGAAGAAAGAAGTCCGGTCCGGTAATCTACTTCGTCCAAATACAGAGCGTTACCTACAATACCGCACCGAATAGAAGCGGACGGGTCGTGTGTGTAGCCAAAATCTTGCCCGATAGCCACCTTCTTAGCCCAAGCCGGGAATTCATCAACAATTCCCCACTTCTTGAATACAGCACCTTCCGCAACGTCAGCCCAGCGACCGATAACCACATGAGCATACTTTTCGGGATTGCTCACCTTCATATCCTCAACCTCCTTCAGAAACTCTGGAGAAAGATTCTCCAAGTTATCAAGATAGGTAGTATGGATATGAAGTACATTCGGGTGCGTGGAGATTTGGACTTGCACCCCATCAATCTCTACGAGTTTATGGGTATTTTCGATGTATTTTTTGTAGATAAAGTGATTGGAATCACAAGGATTCATTATGATGATTATTCGGTTCTGAATCCCTTTCTTACGGATGGAGAGCATTATCTTGTCGAACTCTTCTTCATTCGTCCATTCCTCCGCTTCATCACAAACAAAAGTAGTAATACCTTGGATGGATTTCAATTTTGCCGTTTGGTTCCCGGAAGAGGTCTTGATACCTCGGAACATGATACGGCTTTTAGTCATTTTGTTGACTATATCTGTCTTGGTGGTCTTGAAATACTTCGTTGTTCCGTCAAGGTCTATCTTTTCCATCATTTCCGGAATGATAGACATACCGGCAGAAACCATCGTGTAGCGGGTGTAGAGAATCTGATGTACAATCTTCTCTACCGGGGTCATTTCAAAGGTCAGCCGTTCTATGAAGGTGGAAGCATTGAAAGATTTTCCGCTACCACGTCCACCGGTGATAAGAATTATAAATTTTTCCTTATCCTCGTATAATGGATGGTAAATTTCTTGAGGTACTATCATTTCAGCTTGTCTTTAATCCAAGAATCAATGTTGATGCCATGCTCTATGTCTGTTGGAATATCAGCGTCTTCATCTTGTTTGCGCTCAATCTTTCTCCAATCTTCATCATGGTGGTACAGCCAAACGGACATTGCTTGCAAATTAGGAGCCAGTTCACTCTCATTTACTTGCAATTCTTCCTCACCGGTCAAATTGCCTTCTGTGTCACGGAGCTTTCTTACTACGGTGCTTTTCGTTTTAATTCCACCAAGAGCCATAGCAAGGAACTTAGCCCTTACCGTTGCATTGATGGTCGCGCGCCCACGCGCTAAGACTTCGGATATTTCGGCGTACTCACTTTTCTTTTCGCAGAAAGTTTGCGGCAGAATCCCCATGGCGTAGGCTATTTCCTTGTCAGTGAATCCCTTTTTAGCATACGATTCCACGAGAGAAAGAAAGTCCTCACTTGTATAATCAAACTTGGGCTTTCTTCCTCCTTTACCTTTTCTATTTGTAGATTCACTTTTACTCATAATCAATTATCCGTTATTATTACCCATATATATGCGGCGAGAGACCGGCTTATTTCCATAGATATTAATTCCTCTTTTTGAGAAATAGCTATCTATTCTTGCACCATATCTTCCCATTATGGATTTCGTCCGATCTCTTATGCGTCTTTGTTTATCTGCACCAAGTCCGTATTGTCTCCCGGCATTATACATTATTCGTCTGGACTGTTGATATAGCTAACCATATGTTTTCTTTCTAACTCGGCATTCCTCCCTAAAAATTAATCAATTCTTTCTACTTGTTCATCAAATACTTCTCCCTTTATGAACTTCATATCGGGGTCATATCCGAACCGTTCACAGAAAGCGGCTTTAGCTTCATAGGTGTCAAAGGACAACATCACATAGGCATCCATATCTTCGGCTGTCTTCTGTGCGTTCTCCTTTACTTGTTGCTTGACCTCCTTCATATGGGCAACCTTCTCGGCGCGTTCTAACTGCCTGACAGCTTTATCAGCTTCTTTCTGCTCGGTTACTGGTGCCATCATATCAGACAGAGCGTCTGCGATAGAGCTTTCTTCTTCGGTTTGTAACAGGTAATCGACACCTATCATGTTCAAATCGGCATCCGTTAAACCGGCGTCTTTCCAATCAATATCGGGAACAATTCGGGCAAGAGCATCAAAATCCCAAGTACCTTGTGCGTTAGGGTTGTTCATCAAAATGTTCAACTCTTTTTCCTGCTGTTCGTCCACATCAATGACATCGACACGGATACAGTAGTCGTTATCGGGAAACTTCTGTAATTCGTCCATGACGGACAAACGCTGGTGTCCACTGACTACGGTTAGTCCTGTACGTTTATTCACCACAATACCACCGACCAAGCCAAATTTCTTGATACCACGCTTTAATGTCTTACGGGATTCATCGGATAGTTTTCTTGGGTTGTAGTCCGCAAAGTGAATGGCAGAGCGGTTAAGCTCCACCGATTCACTCTTTATGTATTTACTTAGTTCCATGTTAGCCATTGCTTAATCCAAACCCTCTCTGTCGAAGAGTATTCTTTTCGGCTCTCGCAATAAGATTATCGCGGGATTGTTTTGCGCGCCTACTTGCTGCACTACTACTCCATGTATTTCTTCTTCTCCAGTTCGCTTCGCTCAATCTTTCTGCTTGAGCGTAAATTTGTTCTCTTGTCTTCCTACGTCTAACTCGGCAATCCTCCTATTATTTTTGTTTATTATAGTATTCCCAAAGCACTCTTTCAGCCATTGGGAAAACTTTGTAAATTCTCTGTAAGTCCTGCGGGTAGTTCTTTTCCATCCAAAGCATACAATCAAGGTTGAAGCCTACTCCCGAACTGGCTTTCAATGAATATCTAACTGGTTCGGGTAAGTTGTGCTGCTTCATGTAAGCAAGGATATCCTTTTGTGTCCAATCAGCCAAAGGATAAACTATACCGTTATTCTCGTAACCGTTTACCTCATACCCTTTCAGCATAAGCCTGCGGTTCATACCATCAGCCTTTTTCATGCCTAAGAACGTGTAATAAACTCTGTGAGTAAGCTGCATAGCCTTTACCACATCAGCCAGTTTCAACAGTTTCACTTTTGGATTAGGCACACAATACATACCACCACGGAGGATGTAAGTGAGGTTCCAATGTGGTACTTGCACAAACTCTATCTTCGGATATTTGGCTTTAGTCCAGTTTATCCAGCGGTTAATGTGCTCTAAGTCCTTGACGAAGTACATGAACACACAAACAATCCGGTCAAACTTCAGATAGATTAAATCAAGTAGAACAAGCGAATCTTTTCCAAGTGATAAAAACAGCAAAGCCTCATTCGATTTTACCCGAATGAGGTCTATATACCGGTTCGCTTGCTCTACTTTATTCATAGCTAACCACCTGACAATCCAAATGAAATACGAAGATCACTGTAACGCTGTCTGCGTGATCCTAACTGTGTGGCACTTGCTGTACCCCTACGATTGGCGACTAATCTACCGCCTGCACCGGCACCGTTCATATTTCTGCGGGGGCCAGCTACTCTGTTTACTCTTCTTGCGACTCAGCAATAAAATTTAAATTAAACAATCAAAGATGTTTTTCTAATATCTTACCTAATGTATAATCCATTTGGGCTGCGAGATATTCTTCACCCTGATAGGGGTAAACAATATCATTACCGTCTTCATCGGTGAGAATGACCGCTTCTGCGTTCTTCACTTCAACGATAATATAAGGGCGTTTACCACTATAGGCACCCGTAAGAAGTTTAATCGCATCGTACTTAATCGGTTTCAACTCAACTTCACCCTCTTCAGGTAATTCTTCATCTACCTTGTACTCTTTGCCACCACATAAATAAGTGATATACTTCTTTGCGTTAATCGGCCTAATTTCACGGTATTCGTGCGTTTTAGTACCAGATAAGATTTCATCGAAATATTTCTGTTTGATACTTAATGTAAGAATATTCATAATCGTGTCGTTTTTAAATTAATATTCATTGTTGCGGGTGCAGGCTCCGCCCCTGCGATTTCCACCAAGTCAAAGTGGCGAGATGACTAGACTTCTCTAACCCGCGATAGTACCCCAAAGATACTACCACAACCAAAGATAACGAAATATCTTCAAATTCTATCTGTGACAATCAGTTTTAAGTCACAGAATCTTTTTCAACCAGATATCCCTTTTCTCTCTGCACGCCCCTAAAGTCGATGCACAACAAGAAAACAACTCACCGCTTTCAGTACGGTAGTCATATTGATACATTCTCACTCTCTTTCCTCTCAACTTGGTATTGTAGGTAGTGTAATTTTCTTTTCCAGGTTGGCATACGCTGCAACCGTTTACATTTATTGAGTTCATAAGCCTTGCTCTTTTAATTGCTTCTCGATATGCTTTATTGTGGATAGTAATTGTTTTGCTTCTTTCGATTTGGGTACATACCAATATTTCAGTGGATATTCACCCGGATTTGTAATATCCCAAGTCGCTTTCTGATAATATTGCTTTTCTAATGCAGGCAAGATAAACTTCGCATCGAAAGCTGTCATTTCAAGCACTATTTTGGCGTTGTCAGGTATTTTAGTTGAGTTCATAAGCTAATATTTAAGTAAATTCTACATCGCTAAGATTCAATACACCTTCATTTGTAAACTCATACCCTATGTATGTAACAGAATTGCCGTTTACAATGTAATACTCTGTCAGATCATCATCATCGCTGTGTGCGAAAATCAAATCATTTGTTACACTACCTTCTCTCTTTAAACCTATGTAATAGTTGTTATTATAGCAACTGATTTCAGGGATATGTTTAAATGTACCGGTATCTATACCGTCATAGACACCGTACCTCTTCTTGAAATGTTCATCCATAATCAATCATATTGTGCAGGGTCTTCACCCTGCCAGTTCAACTTGTGCTATGTTTAATCTCTTGCCTCTCATTGCATTCAGTTTTGCTGCCATCTTATTTGCTGCTTCTTCTGTTACCTCTAAAGATGCCATACTATTATCATATCCATCTATTACCAGATAATAACCTCTTGACTTTTTTACGTAAAACTCATTAGCTTTATGCTGCTTCATGTAACTTGTTGCTTTCATTGCTTTATATCTTTGTGGTGGGGTTATTATCCCCACCGGTTAATACTTACTTCTGTGAATCTCTCAAATCAAGTTCTACAACTTTGTGATACTTATTGATGTCGTATAAGTCGTGAGCGCAACCTATTGCAGATGCTAATCTTACTGCTTCTTCAAGAGCTGTCATCATGCTAAGCGAAGCATCTTTCGCATCATTTTGAGCCTTATCATACTCTCTGACATTTCTCGCAACTTCTTGCGTCTTTTCAGATTCTTCAAGCTGTGCGAGGGCTTCTCTTACTTGCTTCATTGCATCTTTAATCTCTTTTCTGTAATCGCTTGTCAAAGTCTTCATATCGTATATTTTTTAATTGTTATTCAAACTTATGCTTCTCTATACCCCCTTGCATTCAACCAAGCTATTGCACCTTTGAGAGTTTTGAATCTTTTGCTACTTTCTACTGCCGTACAAGCTGAATAGCTCTTTTCATCATGAATAAACAATGCACCTTCATTCTCACCTTTCTTATAAGAAATAATATTCATATCTTTAAGTTTTAATTGTTATTACTTCGTTTCTGATGATGCAAATGTAAATGATATATTTGACACAATAAACAAAACAAGAAAATAAACTCTTTCTTTTAACTTTGTTTAGTAAATGATATATTTGACACTTTCCTAATAAACGTATCTTTGCAAAAAGAAAAAATATATGTATGAATAGAATAGAACTACTTATTAAAGAAAAAGGGTATAACATGACTTCTTTTGCTGAAAAGATGAACACTACAAGGCAAAACTTATATGCAATATTGAAAAGTCCATCTTATCCAACGCTTGAAAAAGTTGCAGAAGCCTTAGATGTTCCCATGTGGCAACTTTTCGCATCACCCGAAGAAGTGAAAGGAGAGGAAGAAAACACTATTACTTGTCCTCATTGTGGAAAAAAAATTAAATTAGAGAAAGGAGAATAATATGGACTATTTAATAATTGGAATACTGTTCTTCATAGGGAATGCCGTTTGGAGTGTTATCTTATTGTGTTTTCAGTCTTACGCCAAAAAGAAAGGAGAAGATTTGGCTACAAAAGAAGATATTGCAGAAATTACTAAAAAAATCGAATCTGTAAAAGATAACTATAATAAATCATTGGAAAAACACAAAATTGAACTGCAAAAAGAATTTGAATCATATAAGTATATCAATGAATTGTGTAACAGCATAGATAAGGAATTATTAAGGAAGCTTGTTACTTGCAAAAGAGAAATGGAAAATGATTTTAGAATACATCGGGACAACGATGATTATGGTTCTTGCGAATCATCAATCCAATCATTATATGATTACTTAAAAAATTATGATGTAAGATATAAGCACGATGAAAACGTAAAACTAATCTTTGAACATTATGAAAAAATTGAAGGGTTACGTGAATATTATGAGGAAGGATGTGGTCCGTTTGATACACCACAGTACATAGAGGAGCTTAGCAAAATCCATAGTTATGTTGATAGACTAATAGCTATTTTCTTACCAAAATTTTCAATAAAGCCGGAGCCATAAACCCCGGCTTTCTTTTTCGTGCTATGGTAGCACCTTCAATTGATTAGCCCTTTGAATCTTAACCGATTAATAATCTCGGTATAAAGATAGTCTATATCTGCACGATAATCCTTATAATTGTTATAGTAAAACGTGACATCAACACAAAGGTTAGAAATTCCTGTCGGAGCTTTAAAGCCCAATATACCGGCAAGTATATCACGAATCCCTTTTGCAATCTTACCACCAGCCAATGTACTGGGGGAATAAAGAAACAGAATAATGAAAATAAATTTCTGGCGGAAGCTGGCACCGGCCCTTCTTTCGGGTAATCCGCAATTCCCCACAACCTCACAGTACCATTTGTATATTACAGGAATAATATTAAGATCCGATAAAATAGGTTTGATCAGTTCTTGCTCTCTCTCCGAGAGTCTTGATTTCTGCTCTCTGATAGATTTAAGTTCCGATATTGCTGAAAATTCTCTCACCATAACACGATTATTTTAAAAGTAAATAGTATATTTGCATCATAATCGTGTAAGAGAGGAAGAATCTTGATTGGTCGTGCGGTCTGGTTCTTCCTCTTCTATTTTAAAGACTTATCTCTTTCCTGAATAATCTTGTTTCTTTCATCAATATTCCTCCCCCAGATTGCAGCCGAGTAAAGTGCTCTAGAATACAAAAAAAGTTCCTTACTTGACGAAAGGAACTCAACTTTCAAAGCAGACTTTATTGAGTCTGTCAATAAATCATTGTCTATCATAATTATTGAGTTAATTTTTATTTTCTGAAAAACATATCTCCACTGATCGCTCGTGCGGCATCATCTCCTGTAAAACGGATGTACCGGAAAAAGTTTTGCTCTGACCGATGTCCGGTGAGTTTCATGATCTCCAATGTTTTCATGCGGCCGGTCAGATACATATTCGTGGCGGCCGATCTCCTGCCAGAAGTGATTTATATAGTCCTTTCTCGCTTGGCGGGACTGGACCGGTTGTGATAATTGTAATGCTTTGATCGTATCATTTAAAAGGTTATTAACTATTTAATTCTTTATCGGGCTATTTTTTTATTGAAATCAAGCCCAATATTTTCCGAAACGATTGCATTTTATTATTTCATCTAATTTCAATTGTTTCCGACGGAACTTATTTATAGCCCGTTTCTCAAACTTTCTTTTTTTAGAACTGCAATGCTTCTTATCCATTCGACATTGGCGGCAATGGCATATCCCAATGCCTGTATGTGATTCTTTCATTTCTGTACTGTTATTAGTTATCTTCCACTGTAACAGATTCTATCTTTTCGTGATTGGGATTACTGCCTTTCAACAAGTCATTTTTTACTCTGTCGGCAATCCGATCATTACTAACGGTATTTTTATCTTCGTAATCGTAGGATATGATTACGGTTATTTTTTTACTCTTCATAAATATTCCTTTCTTATCAGTTTTGAGTTAATAATTCCTTTTTACAAGCCTACATAATATATATAGGATTATTTTCATTTCTGTATAACCTTACAGTAATTCAAGGAATGAATGTTATTACAGCAGCTACATCCCAATTTTTAGTATTCAATTGGGAAATATCTTCAGAAAATGGAAGCAAAAATCTTCCATCTTTATCAAAGAGAAGCTCACATGCTTTCTCAGATTTTATTATGTCTTCATCAAAGGAATTAATACAGGCTCCGTTTAAATCAGAATAATCACCTTCTACTATTGCATACTGCAAAGGTGCATCTGTTGAATTATAAATTATCAATGTTTTCATTTATTCTTTAGTTTTAAATTCCGATAAATAAAAATCCAGCAATAAATGCAAGAAAAATAATCCCAACTATGGCAAAAGCAATTAAACATCCTTCATCATATTCTTTTTCATTGTGAGAAGTATTCTCTTCGTAGAAATCCAAAACATGTTTTTTCTTATTCATATCTTCTCAGTTTTATTTTTTGCATCTCTTTTTATACGTAACAGAGTTCGAATACTCCCAAACGGAACAGGAATGACAGCTATAAGTATTACGGTGCCTAGCCAATGCCAGAAACTCTGAAAGATAAATTCTAATATTTCTATCATAACTATTTGAGTATTTATAATAGATTCAACGGATAAAACCTATCATTATATGCTTTTACAAATTCACATTCTGTGATAATTTCGATATCAGTCATGCGGGGATTCTCAGAAACAAAATGTTCTGCCATCTCAAGAGTAGGGAAAGAACGCACTTTGCAATACTTGCATTCTCTGGGAACAAGAATAAAGACAGATCCGGAACTTACACCCAAAGGACCAGAAGCGCCGTTCGCATCACCCCCTAATTTATTAGGGATTTGAAAAAAGTCTGAAAAATCGTCCCGATTTATGCTGGTAATTCCCCAGCAGCCAACTTCCCGAAATTCTTTAAATTCTTCAAGCGTACCTTGAAAGCAACCGGATGCAACCGCTCTTTCATAATCTCGCAGAAGAAGTTCGTCCTGTTGTTTCAGTATCTCACCCTCTGAATCTTGTTTGGCTATTATCTTCATATCTATTCAGTTATTAAGGTTTATCAACTACCAAGTCGCACTCAGGTGCCCATCCTAAAGACCTCGTACCATCCCATACATTGTATAACCATTCATCCACAAACCCCTTTTGTGGATTGAAATTAGAATGATGGAGGTTAATTACCTCAACCTCTTTGCCAATCTTAGATTTATCCGGATGATTGGCTATTTTTACTTTTTCTCCAATTTTAAATTTAGCTTCCATTACTTCCGTTTTTTAGTTGGTATATAAATGGGGGATGCTTTCCCTTTATTGTTTTTATTTATGCCGTTCATTTGGTCAACTATCTTTTGATTGAAGATGGTAGAACCAGCAAGATTTTTGATGTTCTTTCCCATATTTAATTCCTTTCTATTTGATTAAGAATTTAACTCTCGTTCAAAAATTTCTCTCGCTTTCCCTAAAACATCTGTAGGAATATCAAAGCGTGTTTCTTCTCCCATAATACGAAATGCTTCAGTCGCTTTCTGACGTCTTCATCGCAAACCAAATTGATAATGTGGGCTAAATCATATATCGTAAACTTTGGCAAACTATTGATGGGGAATTTATCTATTATACTTGCAATATATTTTTCTGACTCTTTCACATCTATTCTGTTTTACGTTAATTGTTTATCAAATCCTTTAATCTTTCTGCCGATTCGTTATCCACCTTGCCATTAAACTTCCGGCAATTCTGTTCATGCAATCCGGTAGCCAGCTTTCCACAACAGCAAAACATTGTTTGCTTGTCGGACAACTCATCAAATACCTTTCTCCTTGTAGAACTCCAAGCCGACGCATGGTGAGTTTTTAAATATTCTATCCTTTCTGATTTCTTCATTTCTATATTGTTTTACTCTATTCTATTTAAAATCTCTTTCCGTATAACCTCCTTTGCATTAAAGTAAAAGAGTCCTTTCTTCAACCGTCTAATGTCCTGCATAGGCATTTCATTGATGTAGAAGTAAAAAGCTTCGTACGGGTCGCTGAAATTTCTTGCAAGCGCATTATTAGGCTTGTTGTTCATATATCGTTCTATGGAGACAATCATGCGCTTTGCATATCCAGGAAACATCTTAAACTCTTTCTGCATCTGTTTACATCCTGCAAGGGGACAACCAACACATCCATGACGAGAAAGATTGTAAGGCGCATCGTAATACTTAGAATACGGAAGGTTGTATTTTCGGATATAGTTCCAAACATCAGTTTCTGACCAGTTTAGAATCGGAAGGATATGTTTTGCACCTTTCATCCACTTACGCGCATCGCATTGTTCTGGTTCATATAATGCTCTCAATTGGCTTTCTTCTGACCTCATTCCCTCGATTGTGCGCTGACCGATACCGTATTGCTCCTTCAACTTCTCACAGCAAAAACGCCTCATTCTGCCGGGTAAACCTTTAGTTTCTATCAAATGAAAAAAAGATTGCTTCGGTTGAAGTATCCGAACCTGTGAATAATTCTTCTTTATAAAACTGATTGTTCCGGGCGGGTCAACGGTAGTATTTGCGTAAGAAGCATTATACTTTATGCCGGAACGCTCTGCAAGGTCAAGAATTACAACACTATCTTTGCCACCAGAAAAGCCTAAACACATCGGATCGTCACGTTCCATGCTGCGAAGGAAGTCGATTGCTTGCTGCTCCTTTTTATTCATTTCTTTATTGTTATGATGGTTATTTATTCTCGAAAATATGCGCAAACACACACTTTTCATCCGATAGTTCCAATCCGAGTTGCGACGGGAACCGTTTGATATAATTATAAAACTCAAACATCTTCTTCTCATCATCACCGCAGCGATCTATTAACAATTTAATGAAGGCAAGAAGACAATCAGAGTCATTTCCGAAGTTTTCCTGTGTGGATAATTGCGTCTTGTCAACATCCTGTTTTAGCCTTCGGATGGCGGAAATCGCAGTGTTGAAGTTGCGTTTTGCATCATGACGCAATTCATAGCCTTGTTTTCCCATTTCACTTCTCAAATCGTATAGAAGCGTTTCCACGACGTCAGTCAACACGTAGGTTAGGTTGAGCGTCGTATTAAGATTTGTTGTTCCTACTAACATGATTTATTTATTTCTTAAGCTTATAAAGCCTCGTTTAACCAACTCTATCAGATCCGACATATTTTCTTCACTTATTTCTGCCTGAGTCTCACCATTTACAGATATATAGTGAGGAATGCCAAATCGATCACGGATTCTCTTACGGATAACAGGAGTAGACTTGTTCTCCCAGTAAATTGTAACTACCATATCTAAAATGGATTATCATCCTCTACACCAGATTGTTTGCCTCCTAATAATGGGACATAATCAAGATTATAAAAGCAAGTCGTAGCGGCATTGAACCCACATATGAACCGTAGAAGTCCAATATTTCGTCCTTTAGCAATATCTATCATAGCCGTCCCTTTGGTATCTACATTAGAAAAATCGTTCGGATAGGATTTATTGTTAACCTCAGGCCGATAGATCAAAATGACAACATCGGCAGCTTCCGCTATTTGTCCGCTGTCACGAAGTCGCCCCAATGTAGGAACCGGATTCATTGTATCCCTATTCAACTGAGAAAGGGCTATAATCCAAATGTCAAGTTCTTTAGCTAAGTTCTTTAATCGCCTAGCCACATCCCCCATCTGTTGTTCTTTATTAGCTCCCTTCATATTCACATTCAAGATCTGAAGATAATCGATAATAGCACCGTCTATTCCAAACTTCAATTTCATATATCGGATAGATGAAATGATAGTATCAATATTAGAAGTGCTTCTATCATCAAAGTATATTCCCTTTCCCGACATTTTACCTACTCCAACATCTATCGCTTGTATCTGTGAATCAGTCAAACGTGAATACATGATTTGATTAGCCGGAACCCCACTTTCCATAGAGAGAATACGAGCCGTTATTTGCTCCTTTTTCATCTCCATTGAATACATAGCTATCTTAGCGCCCAAAGACGCTGCATTTCGCATAATAGACACCGCAAAAGATGTTTTACCTTGGCTTGTCTCCCCTGCAATAATTATCAAGTCTGATTTTTGCAATCCGCCTGACTTTGAATCAATTTTTTCAAATCCAGTAGGAATACCCGTTAATTGTCTATTCCCTAAAAGATTATCATTTATCATGCCATATACACTTTCAAGTCCATCGTTAATGGTTGAAATAGTAGTGCTACTTGATTTGAAAAGCGATGCAAGTTCATTACTCACCGAATTAGAGACATCGAGAATATCCTCTGCTTCTGAATAAGAGTTTGATACAAGATACTGTCCTATATCCCAAAATTTACGTCTTATCGCCAGATCGTGCAGCCGTGCTGCATACTGGTATAAATCAAAAGTACAGTTAGAAGCAATTCGCATATACTCCATAAGGTCAAACTTCACCCCATTAGCAATAAGTTTATTCTTGACCGCTACCACATCAGGCCGACTGCCAGACGATGCCACTTGAAGGATAGCTTCGTATATCTGAAGATGGAATGGATTATAGAAAGAATCCTTGGATAATAACTCCCTCACTTCTTCAAGCGCATTGCGTTCAGTGATAATAGTACCTAAGACAATCTTCTCAGAATCTTCATCTCGTAGTTGCACATTAATTTCCATATTCTTTTTTTGCCCAGTTTAATACAGTCCTGTAAAGGTTAGTATATCGTTTACGTAGATCCTTTCGATTCTCTATCTGCTCGATGATGTCAGCAATCTGTTTACCCGTATATTTCTCTTTGAGTTTTAGAAACTCCGCTTCCGTGATTTGGGAAGAGAAGTTTTTAGCATTGCTGCAATAAGGAGCGTTCCGTTTTAGCCAGTCATTGAATTTTAGAAAATCAGGATTTGAAGAAGCGGATGAAGAAGCTTTGGCTTCTTTCTTATCTCCGTTAGGAGATTCTTTCTTATCTTCCTTTTCCTCTTCCTTTTCCTCCGTAGTGTTCACGTCGTTATCACGTAGTGTTGACGTAGTGTTCACATCGTTATCATTTAAAGCCTTACTAATCAATTCTTTTACTATACCCTTACCGATATAAGACTTATCGTATCTCTTATCAAGGACTTGATGACTACGGAATGTGCGGATAAAGTAGTAGCTTTCTTCTGCGTGAATAATAGGTACTAACATCCGGGCATCCACTAAGGCATCTATCCACTTTTTTATTTCAGATACTCGTAAATTTTCATCGTAAGGGAATATTTGAGACTTGAGTAATGCAGCATTACCTTTGATAACTCCGAAATCATCAGCAAAATTCCAACAACCAATAAAGAAAAGACGGCATGGAATTGGTAGTTTACCTATCTTTTCATCTTCCCAAAATTCAGGTTTGATTGTTCTTATTCGTGCCATACAAACATTTTATTAGGTAATACAGATTATATTCTCCACTTTGGGGACACTTTGGAATATGCTCAATGTCCTTAATTACTTCTTTTATACTTTTCATATTAGAATCTCACATTAGTTAGTTGTCTACCTTTGGAGTAAACGGCCCATTTGCCATTGCTTCCATCAACAAGCCTTAAATCAGATACTTCACCGAAGCGTTTGATGTTTCCACATAAATCTACAATCCATCCAACCTCTTTCTGGGGATGTGGACGAATAGCCCGACCAACTATCTGATACCACATAGCAAGTGACATCGTAGGACGGGCCATAACAACCGTATCAAGCTCGGGATAATCAAAACCAGTAGTCAGAACTCCGACATTGGCAACGACCGGGATTTCACCAGATTTGAACGCAGCAAGGATTCTTTCACGAGTAGATTTGGGAGTATCACCCGAAACAATAGCGCATCCGGGAATGGACCACGTAAGCTGTTCGGCTTCTTTCAAGAACCGGGTAAATACCAGTATTCCTTTTCGTTTACCTCCAGCTTTTGGATTCATCAGCCTTTGGACGATATGGACGAGATAACTGTAAAAGTCGATTCGTTCATATTCCTTTTGGATTGATTTATCCGTATAGTCGGCACCAGTAGTGTTCACCCGTAAGTTGAGTTCATTCCATCCCGAAGGATTCATCGGATAGTAATTCAACTTTGCCAAATATCCCATATCTAAGAGAGTTGATACCTGTACATGGTAAATGACCTCTGAAAAGACATGAGGCTTTGTCCGGGTGATGAATTTCAGCATGGAGCCGAAGTCACGTGAGGAAGACAATCTATAAGGAGTTGCCGTCAAGCCAAGAACCTTGCACTTCACTGCATCAAAAAAATCCTTGTACATTCCCTCTTTGGGGTTTACCAAATGGCACTCATCCACAATTATGTTTTTAAAGTGGGTAAATAATTCGGGATGATTCTTCACGCTACCTATGGTGGCGAATGTGATACGGCTTATCTCCTTTGAGTTGAAAGAAGCCGAATAGATGCTACAATCAAGAATACTATATGAGCACAGTTTCTTGAAATTTTGCTCCAAAATTTCTTTACTCGGCTGGAACACTAAGGTATGTCCGTCAAGCCTTGCAGCTATATCCGCTATGATAAGGCTCTTTCCCGAACCCGTAGGCAAGACCATGATAGCATTCGTTTTCTTGGCTTTGTTGTTGAAGAAAGAAACGGCTGCATTAGAGGCTTTCTGTTGGTAATCACGCAGTTGGTACATATCAATCTATAAACTCTGTATTATCATTTACCTGTGCGTCATCACACACCTTAACCGCAACATTTCCATTGGGCTTTAGCCTACATTCTTGAATTTCCCTTGTTTCAATAAGTGTGAAAGAAGCGTGTGTATTGTTAGAGTGCAGGTACTCACCATCCCAAACCCATATTCCACCGTGTATGTCCTTGAATGTACCTATATTGGGATTCAATGTTTGCAGTATCGCTTTGCGACCTACATTGGTCATGGCAACAAATCCGCTATGGGTTGGATTCATTTCTTTTACTTCCTCATATAGAGCGTTGTCAAGTTGCTTTAGCCATAAAAGGAATTTCGGCACTTCCTTGTCTTGGTAATATTTTATTCTTCCTCCCAACAAAGCATAGGGAGTAAAATTGATTATTTTCTTGGATATAAACTCTGCATTGAAATGCTCTCGTTTAATAATCGGCCTTCCTTTTGCAAAATAACCACCTCCAGATACGAACTCTATATTTTCATTTAGCCCTAAGTATGAAATTGGGATATAGACTAAATCCATAAAGTATTCCAACTTTTTGGGCTGTGTCAATTTTGACTTATATACATCTTTATGTTTCTCTTTAAATTCGTTTATCCATGAGTGAAATTTACTTGCCATTCTTGAATACCCGATAACTCGATCTCTGCTTCCATGAGGGCAATAATTATCAAAAGCGACACAATTACCTTTTGCGTACAACTCGCATTTTTCGGGACATTCGCAATAGATAATATGACCGATTGCTTTTTCTGATTTCTTTTGCTTGAATAGCGCATCTGCTGGATTCCATACCCATGCGTCAATTTCTTTCTTCATAATCCTTTCTCCTTCCTAAGTTTCTTATTCAGTGCCTTGTAATACTTAATTAGCTGCTCGTACTCGAAATCAGACATCTTAGAAGTACCGGCAGCTTTCACTTTTAGTAAATCAAATTTCTGTTGTCCGATTTTAGCTATCAAATTCTTTTCGTAATTAATCAAATGGTCTGCGCTAAACCGATTGCACGCTCGGCATTCGGCATGAGCGTTATCTTCGTCAAACCTTGTAGAGAGGTGGCGGCGTGAATGAAAATGACCGCAGTCTGCCTGCTCGAAAGGCTTTATTTCACCACAACTTATGCACTTAAAGAATCTGTAGTTAAAAGGTTTACTATCTCTTAGTCGAATATATAAGCTGAAAACTTTGTCGAGTTTAGCTTTCAAATCCGGCTTCTTCTTTACTGTTATCCCTGCTTTATCAAACAAGGGTAAAGGCTTGTCTTTCTTCTTGGACTTAGTTCTTTTTATGTAATATGGCATTATTTAAACCCCCATTCTTTCATGTAATTAATATTTTCAGGAAATCCTTCTACAGGAACAGGACTAAGGAACTCCTTATCATATCCTAACTTTAAACACCCTTCGTATTCTTTCTTGGAAATTTCGCTTACATTAAAATGCGGTTGGAATCCATACCCCTGAACCCCGAATCCTAAATAGCATTTAAATTTCCTTATTGCCCATTCAATAGCAATGTCTCTATTATAACCATGTTTAGAGAATACTGCCACATATATCTTATTTTGGAAATATCCTGTTTCTGTCAAATCTGGATTGCATCTGATACAGAAGTATTCAATGCGTGAAAGAACTTTCTCGATAAAATCCTCATACTTTTTGCAATCCTCTTTTGCAAGAAACTCTTTGCCATCATTTGCTATGTAGATAGTCTTAGTTATTTCTTTTGCTTTCACATTATTTATTACCAATTAAAAGCCCCGAAGCGTATTCTCCGGGGCACAACCATTATTTACTAACCCATGCCATTTATGTGTGGCTCACATTATTCCATCGGGAACACTATCTGTATGCGCATTACAGAAATATCCATTTGCAACTGAATACTTTCATGTTCCCTTTCCAACCCAAGTTTGTGGAGAAGCCCAGATTTGCACTGGGACGAGTTGCCAAGCTCGCCACATCTAAAGTTGGCATTCCTATTATCGAGTGGTGCGTCTACTGATTCCGCCACTTCTCCATGTTTGCCTACCATATCTTCACAGACCTAGCAGGCAGGTTAACAAAGTTATTCCATATAAGCCATAGAAAACTCTTTCGGGATGAACCGCCCCACCGGAATAGGTTTGGCAGACTCAATAGCCGCATGGATTTCCCTCTTATTAAACTCGTGTCCTTTTTCTTTGGCTTGCTTCTCGCATTCTTCCTCTTTGTTTTTGAGGTAATGAGTAATAAGCATCATTGCCCTATCAACATTGAAGGTGTTCACGACAAAGGTTTGAATCCTTTCTTCTTCATCAAAGGTGATTTTAGTTTCAATTTGATAGAACTTCTTTTCATCCGGCTTGCTTTCTTCGTCCTCCTCTTCTTCCGTTGCTGAATCGCCTAAAAGGAATGTGTCTCTCAATTCTTCGAGGGTAGCATCATCAACTTTACGTTCTTTCAGATTATCGGTAAGAATCACGCAAGAATCAAACTCCTTTGCCATCGTCAGAGTGAAGCCTGACTGATAATTAAGTTCAATATAGTCTCTCAAGATAAGGCAGACATTTTCCAACCCAGTGGCATAGAGCAGGAACTTGTACTTCTTATCGCCTATCTGCGCTTGTGCAAGATAAGGATATAAATAATTATTCTCGTTCTCAAATGCCAAGCGTTTTTGGCTACTGACTTCCACCTCTTTGATACCGTCAGCTTCCATACTGAAACGGATTTTTGCCAATAGGTCTTGGTCTATCAACGTGCCACGTTCAAAGAGGATTTCATGTCGTTCAATGTTTAATGTTTCTCCGGTGTCTTCATCAATGAAAGATTCCTCCCATGTTTTGAGGACACGTTTTGCAAGGTACATATTAAGCATCTTCTTCGGGTCGGATGTCACATACCGGATTTCTGTTTTTCTTGTTTCTACCATAATTAAATAAATTCTTGATTTCTTTGTATTTCCTGCTGAGCGTATATCAGCATTTGATGTTCGTTTGCGGCAGGAAGATAGATACCTGCTTGTGCCGCACTCCAATTACGAAAGCGGTCAATAGATAAGGTCATTTCGCCTGTTGTCAGTTCGGCAGAACTGCGCAAATAGGTTACTTCATTGCCTTTCTTGTTGACCATCTTACGTTCAAATAAATCACGGTTGCAAGTCCGCTTGTAGAAATCAATTTTAGCTTCGTCCAGACTGCAACCGTATTCGCTACCGAAGTACCCTAAAAGCAGATGCAGGTAAGAGTTTTGGGCAAGCGTTCGGTTGGGCAGTTTCTTTTTTACTTCCACCACCGCACGCTCCTTGAACAGCTTGTTTACATACTCCTTGAACTTGGGCACTTGGTATTCATTCTTCAAGTCGAAAATCATACACTAAAAAGGCAAATCGTCCTTTGCATTACCATTCGCATCAACCGGTGGTGGGAAGTTTTGCGGTTGCTGATAAGTTGGCTGTGGTGTGGGCTGCTGAACAGGCTGTTGTACAGGTGGAGCTTGGGCGGATTGCGATACACCGCCGCGCGCTTCTATTTTGTAGCACCAAATGGACGCCATGCGTTTAAACTCTCCATCCATATTCGTCCAAGAACGCCCTTTTAGAGCGAATGATACAATAACAACATCACCATTGTTAAAACGGCCAAGTTCTGCACATTTATCACCAGTAAACTCTAAAGGAATAATATTTTCATACTCGCTACGCTCACCCGTATAAGGGTCATAGGACGTAGCGTCTAAAATAAATTCCCGTTTGATAAATGGAGAACCACCGTTTTTCGATGGAATTTGGACGGTTTGCCCGATTTCAATTATTCTTCCGGTTATCTGATTTGCCATTAGTTCTCTCCTCCAAAAATCTTTTTATCGGTGATTAATTCTCTGTTTTCTTCCAAGAACCGGATAAACTCCTCACAGTGCTCCGTAAGAATAGGAATATCACGTTCAGGATTGAAAACGTATGTTTCTGTATAGGTATCTACCACATAACCGCCTTTATTAAACTCTACGATGTTGTACTCAAATGTCCGCACATCAGAACCGCTCTGCATAAGAGCGTATGGATAAACCAAATGCTGGTGGTGGTCTTTGAACTTCCCTACGGTATAGCTGCCGGTTGTTTTCAAATCATTCACCGTTGTAGGCATAAGGTAGTCTATCAATCCATAAACAAGAACATTACCGTAGGCAGTTGGCAGGATAGCTTCTACTCGCTGTTGGGTTAAACCTCCCTTGTAATAGTCTGTTAATTCCCGACAAAGAGAAATAGGGAAAGTAAACTCTCTTTCGTGATAGATAGCTTTCAGTGCAATAACTTCCTTCGTTTCTTCCTCATCATAATAAAGAGGTTTCCCTATTTCATCACATGCACCAAATCGTTCTACTTTATAGACACGTTCAATTTGCATGATTTCAGATTTTCTTTTCTCTATCATGCAATCAATGATTTCATTCAGTGCCGTTCCTTTGTCGGCCGCTTCACTGTCGAAAGGTTTACGATTGATACAGTTTATCAGTTCTTGAAACAGTTGCTCGTGAAACTCTTCGGGGGTATGGGGAGGATTTTCACTCCATCCCCAATACTTATCCCAAATCACATCACTATTCAGATACCCCCAAAAGGCGTCTAAAAGTGTTGCATATATGCGGTAATTAGGCTGCTGCATCTGAATAAGTTTTAGTTTCTTTATCAAAGACCAGCCCCAAAGCCTTCACCTTTGAAGCAAACAAGCTTCTCGCCATCATTAAAGAACTACCAACGTGTTCAAATTCATTGATGTGAGAAGCAAATTCATTAGCAGAATTGGCATCGGTGATAAATTCAATACTCTCTTTGATTTCTTCTATCACCTTATCGTATTTCTCTTGTGCTTCTTTCTTGGCGGCAAGCATACCCAAATACGAATTGATTATTCTGGTAGTGATAAAGTCGTTTTTGGCAGTCGGATTGCCATTCTTGTCAAGAATGGTAGGAACCTCCATCACTGAAGGAAGATTGCAAGTGTTCTTACCGTCATTTCTTGAAGTAGGATCAAAAGTTATAGTGCGTCTCTGTATGCCTCTCTCGCTCTTCATTTCGAGATAACCGAGCAAATCCAGTTCAGTAACGATGGAGTTGTAGGACTTCTCACGCAAAGCAGGAATAAATACTGTATCATCACCTTCTTTTCTCGTATCACGGTGAGCGACAAAAATAATATGCTTATTCAGACTTGAGAGTGTTCTTGCCATCCATGAAAACTCAGCATTAATACCACTCCAATCCCTGATAGACGGTTGCCGGCTGCCACATTTATAAGTAATAATGAAATCCATCATCTTACCAATGGTATCTACTACCATTGTCTGATAAGCCGATAAATCTTCTTGCAAAACCTGTTGAACATCATTCCATGAAGTGACCTGTACGGTATCTATGTTTTCCAGATGCGCCATATTCATACGTTTAACACCATTATCAAAGTCTAATAACAAAGGCTTCGGAGCACTCAATGCTACTGTACTCTTTCCCATACCTGCTTGACCGTAAATCATCATCTTTACGGTGGTGGGGATTACTAATTCATTCGATTTCTTAATTAAGGACATAATCATAAAATTTAAAGGGTTATTTACTAATTTCTTTCATTTCAGCTTTCGCCAGTGGAGACAACGTTTTCATATAATTACACTTGAAAGCTGCCGCATCCAGTTCAACTACATTGTATCGAACACCTGAGCGCACCTTTCCATCGGCATCCTTGTACCTCTTTACAATGCCTTCTTTGACCCATTTTGCAACATTCCCCTTTCCATAAGAAATGTGAGCTTGATTTTGGGTTATAAATTTGGGCTCTTTGAACGAATCAATGCGTTCTTCCTTTCTACCTAATCCCTTAGCGTAGTCCACCAGTTTAAATAAAACTTCCTCCGGCATCTGTATTATCATAAGACCTCCTTATTCTTTCTGTTCGTTCCACTCTCGTTCTTCTTCCTTTTCTCATATCGCCTTGTTCGTGATAAAGCGAAAAAGAAAACACACATAATAGACAGCAGGCAACCACCATACGGCCAATGGGTGAAAAGTTCATCGTTAAATTTATACCCGATATTCTCTCAAACACAAGCGTTGCAAGCTCTCTCCCGTTCCTTAATTGAAGAACCTCAAATGCTTTTTGTAGTTGGTTGTTTATCGTGCTAACCGCCCGGCATTTGAGATCAGCAATTTCTTTCTTTTCATACCCTTGTGCGTACATCCGTGCTGTAATCTCGCATTCGGGTGTTAGTTCAGTTAATACTCTTTCCATAATCGTGTAAATTAGACCACTACTTAGTCATGTTATTGACGATATACATAGAATTGGTGTACTTATTCTTCGAAATGGTATATACATTCTTACCACCCGGAGCTACAACACCTTTTTCTCTCAATTCCTTGTTTATCTCATGGGCCTCTTGCCTGTAGCCAGTTACCTCAACTTCTGATAGTGGGATAATCTTCTGTTTTCCCGGCTTTACTTTTAAAATCGTTTCTCTGATTGTTGCCATAAAACTTATTGTTTAATTAATGATTTGTGGATGGTAGAGGAGTCGAACCTCTCTCAATCGTGACAATTGGTTGCGCAACACGAAGCTCTAACCGATAAGCTAACCATCCGGAATAAGAAAGGTGTACTATTCTCACGAACGGCACACCCAGTACAAACACAAAATAAAACACGACAAACAAAACATCTAAACGTCTGCCTGTACGGTATTTCCTTGCTATCGGCCGGATAGTAGGTCGCTAAGCATACAGAGTTCAAGCTCAAAGACTACCAGCCCTCAGACGTTTAATTTGTTCTTAATTCCCTGAATGCAAGTATCACAAACGAAACGCATCCAATAAAAATGATACTCATTATTGTAATAGAGAATGTTTTCATAGGACTGTAAGTAGTAATAGCCCCGTATAGCATACCGATAGCACATATTGTCACCAGTATAGCTAAGATAAATTGAATTAGTTTCATAATTATGTGTATTAGTTAGTGCCTGTACCCCCATTGAAGAAAAGCTGTTATGCTTGGTAGAACTCATATTTCAAGTTCAGTACAGGCTATATGGTCGAAAACAGTACGGACGCCCAACCCGTTTTCTTACTGCTCTGGGACGATTCTTTGCGGTGTTTTCTATTAATTGTTATACATTGTACAGCTCGCAAGCTCCAACTTGCTTATGTACGTTCGTTATCTTTAGTCAACCTTGTACAGCTTATAGTATTACACCGTAAAGGTTTTCACAATCTTGTCAAAGAGCTTAATCAATAGCGCCCTACCCGATTCTCGCTATCGGTTGCCGTTCAATCCGTCAGTAGGGCTGTCGTGCGTTGCATAACCGTGTATTATGCGTATCGGCTCAAAGCTTGAACCTCACAAAGAGCATCGTAATCCATACCGCTATCTTCGCCTGAGTCAGAACCTAAAAGAATAGTTTCATAAGTCTCAATCTCTTCTTTTATCACCTCAATAATATCAGCCTTACAATCTACGTTGTAAACTCTACAAGCAGTTTCTTCGTCCATGCCCTCAACTGCTACCAAGTCCCTGCGAAGAGCATTTAAACCTTGTTCTAATTCATAAGTAGTCATAATCGTAAGTATTAAGCAATTGATAATAAATTAGCTTTTTTATAGCACCTGAACTCGCCACGCTCTGTATCATAATAAGTCTGGACGGTATCATTCTTCGCTCTCTTGTCATTGCCTGTTATGGCGGGCATCAACTTTTCATTGAGTGTACCATACGCCTCTCTTACAGAACCGTCTACTTTTTTGAAATAAAACTTGACGATCTTCTTTTTCATCTCAGCTTTCAATTTCATGTTTACCCAAGCAGACCTTAGAGCTTCAGACATTGAAAAGCCATTCTTTCTTACGAACTGCCAAGCCAATGACATTACTTCGTGTAAAAATTCTCTTGTTTTCATAATCGTGCGTTTTTAATATGTTTATACTATTGCTTATAAGAAGCAAAATTCGTTTCTTTGCAAAAGTGATTAGGTTATCACTGTTTGATGATACAAATATACTATCTTTTTAGATACCAACAAGCATATAGGTATCTTTT